ATGAACCAAGAAACATATAACGCGATTTGGGCAGAGCCCCAGACGATTGTGAAAAGAATATAGCCGACTTTACGGCTTACTAGTATGATTCTGCTGTTTGTATAACAGCGAAAACTACCCTTTATGTTAGGGAAAACTCTAGGCGGCCACCACACCGCTCCACGTTTGGCTCATCGGAACCGGAGCTATGCCTTCATACTCCAGAACACCTGTGACCCTCACGTCCACAAGATCCATGGAGTCCTTAGCCTCACTCCCATCCGATACCAAATGGCATGACATGGCGCACAAGAAAAGCGCCGGAGTACCTGCAAATGGTAACGGCGATTTCAGAATAGGTTGAACGCCGGTGTCGAACGGACACTCGATCTCGAACGTCCTCCCGATGGCTGCGATCCCGCCGACTGTGATATGCTTCGATCCAACGACGTTGCACAGGTCGTTCATGTTCTTGGTCGGGACCACCGACGCCGGAAGCCAGACTACCACCATCGAAAGAACTCGGCCCACCGTTCCGGATTTCGGGATGATCACCGCCTTGAGGTCGCGAACCACGACCTTCGCATATCGGTCGCACACCGCCCTGATGTCCGGATGAGCCGTCAATGTGTACTTCGTGGGGTTGCCCGCCGAGGTAACATTGCCCCACTGAGTCCTTATATTGAACGGGATGGACGTCGTTGCGGCCACTAGTCCAGTTGTCAAATCGCTGGAGTGTAGGCCCCCACCAACGCCCTGCACTCCCACTAGACGAGTCAACAGCTGCTGGACGAGGGGGTCCGGATGTTGAGAAGACATCGTCCCTCCAGAGTACTGAGCGACTACCGAGCTCGTCGCCGCCTTCGCCGGAGTTGCTTGAGGAGTTGGCAGACCCGATCCCGTGGGTGTGGTAGGTGATCCGCTGGACATATTCAAGATATCTTGCTTCGAAATTCTTGATGGTGCGAGAGAGAGTTGATCGCAACTCATCAGGGGCCCTGCCCGAGAACGTTTGCCTTGCAATCCATTTAAGAATATATTGCGGGATTTTATCGACAAAATCTTGCACACGCTTATTAAACTTGATAGCTGCGAACAACAAGACTTCGGGCGAGACTTCCCCGGTGTACATTATGAGACGTGCAACACGACCCATCTTTCTCCAGGAAATATCGATCAACGCCGAATACACATTTCGGAACTCCCAAGGAATGCAACGGAACAAATTGGGACCTAAGCGGAGACCGTGCGTCATCTCTAACGCAAAAGACACCTCGACTTCTTCGACTCGCTCACGAACCACAGCTATAGCCAATTTAAGCAAGACTACGAGTGGATTCCTACAGACCCCGAATTTGGAAATGTAGTAACCGCAAAGATCCGGAAACTTTGGAAACCAGATCTTAAACACGAGTTCGGGAAGGTTTTCCTCTAGCCAGATGACTCCTTCAGGGTTGAGACGGGCTTTCTTCCTGTTCAAGTACACATCATCCCCGCTGTACCCCTCGGGGCATCCAACAGGAACGTCGTACATGATATGAATGGTGGACTTCGTAAAATTCGTATTGTAACGATAAGTCCCCGGTTCTCCCGTGAGTCTCATACACTCGAGGGCTCCGTACTGCGTCTCCATGTTCATCTTGATTCGGAGGTACCATTGCCTTATCGCAACAGGAATGTTCAAGTGCTCAGAGTACATGTCCTCCATAAGGGCCACAGGTCTTCGCTCACTCTGGTCCATTTGCGAAAAGTCACTTGTCATGTGAGCGTCCTCATCATCCTCGACAAACTCCATAGCCCAAGCGGCCATCTCGTCGATGGACTTACCACCTAAGATGAACTGACTGCGGGGCCTGTAATCTAGCTCGACCGATTCGATGTACTTGATGACCGGTCCGTAGAACAGAATGACC